CGATCCATGTGCCACGCCACGGGGTAGGAGTAGAGCCGCACCAGATGCACGCCTTCAAGGTAGCGTTTGAGCATCTCGATGTAGCCGCCGTCGTAGGTGTTGCGCCCGATGCCGGGCACGACGAGGCTGGCCATGCGACGCTTGCGCTGAAAGGCGCTGACGCGCTCGGCACCCGTCACCATCGAGCGGCTGACCTGCACAGGGGCCACCTCGGTCCATTCTGTTCCGATGGCCCCGACCGGGGGCCACGCGATCACGCGGGCGGTCATCGCAGTTTCCTTTCCTCGTTCGTGGCGTAGACGGCCTGCACGGACTGTCGCACCAGCGTCGGGGCCTGTTGCCGCATTCGGCGATCCGCGATCCGCTCGACCTTGGCCTGCCAGTTGCCATCCTGATCGACAAAGACGCGAACATCAACAGGTGCTGCTTGCGTTTGCGCAGCCGCCACCCCAAGCCTGCCATCGCGGCCCCGGCGCAGCGGCATGATCGCCTCTGGCCCGGCTTCGCCCATCAGGCCCGTGCCGTTCCGCATCGGGAACATGGTCGGACCGGACACGACGCCGCCGTTGGCGAAGGGGACGACGTTGCCGCCCATGAAGACGTTGCCGTTGGCGCTGGCCAAGAGCGCGTTGCCAAGGCCGCCCAATGCGCCGAGAAGCCCTCCGCCCGACGACTTCAACAGGCGTGTAAAGGCCGCGTTGGCGAGCATTGACGCGAGGCTGGACAGCACGTTGGACAAGGCCGACCTGAAGGCGTCAGCGCCGTTGGTGGCCGCCATGAACAGGTTGCCGAGGGTGTTCCCGAGGCGCTGTGCCAGTTCGTCTTGGCGCTTCATCAATTCCTCGGACGCCATTGCGGACTGCTCGTAAGCCGCCTGCGCGGATTCCAAGAAGGTGTTGTATTGCTGCTGAGTAATCATGCCGCGCTCAAGAGCGCTGTCAAGAATCTCAACTTCCTGCTTGTATTGGCTCGCCATCTCTGCCGCGCGTGCGTAAGCCGCTTGCAGTTCGGGGAACATGCTGACGAACTGTGCTGCACCAGCGCCTGTCCCCGCGCCGGAACCAGTGTCAGCGGGTGCGGTCAGCACGCGGTTACGCGCAACTTCGCGCTGATTGGCCAGTTCAGCTTCGTAGGCGGCGCGGGACTGTGACGCGATCCTCCCCCCATACCCACGAGGCAGCACACCGCCAAACTGGGCGCGAAGCTGATCCGTTAGCGTTGCCCGCGTCTGTACGGCGGCGCGGGTAGCAGCCGCCTCCGCTGCGGTGGCCCCGCGCTCCAGCGCGCGGTTCTCCGCAGCCAGAGCCTCGGTACGCGCGCCGATCCCCCGCGCGTTGGCCGCAGCGGCGGCAAAGGCGCTCGCCACGGCACTTGCGCGGCCCAGCAGCAGACTCGCGACTCCTGCTGCGCCGCCAAGGGCAGACTCCAAACCGCGTCCAGCGTTCTCGGCGTCATACAACGCCATAGCCGTTTCAAGCACCTTGGCTGCCAGCGGGTCGGCCAGTTCCAACTGCCTGATCTGTTCGCGCACGATGGCTTCATGCTGCTCGCGCTGGATGGCCAAAACCTGCGCGCTGTCCTCCCCGTATAGGTTTATCGCCTCTTGCAAGCGTGAGCGCTCCTGCAACCCGACGATGTATTCGCGCTGATCGCTGGACAGCTTCAAACCGATATCAAGCGCCTCTTGCTGCGCTTCTACCTGCGCGTCGAACCACTTGAGGCCGTCCTCAAGCGCCTGCTTTGCCGCTGCGACACGCTCTTTCTCGGTTTCCACCGCGCGTTTGGCGGCTTCGGCGGTGCCGTTGTACTGCGCGGTAGTTTCTGCAATAGACAGATTGGCACGAAGCATTTGGTCGGCAAGCAGTCCGCCCGCCAAAGTAATCTTGTCTACCGCAGCCCCGCTGTCGGTGGCGTCTGCGAGGAAGCCCTCAAAGATTCGGTTGACCTCTGGGACATCTCCGCGCATCGCGGCGGCTTTTATGCCCTTGATGAACTCCTCATACTCCGCCAAGCCCATCTGATAACCAGTGCGCTCGCGGAATGTAGCCTCTTGGAGTTGCCGTGGTGCTGCGGACAGCGGAGGTGCTTGGCCAGAACCTAGTCCTATCGCACCCCCGATGGAGGTGGCTGCGTTGGCCCCGGCGATAAGATAGTTGCCAAGCGACGGCCCGAGTAGCTGAGTCAGATACTCTGGGTTGCTCAGCATATCCATGAAACCGGGCTGAACGGCCTTACCAAACCCTTCCAAGGTGGCAACGAGGCTTTTCATTTCGGAGGCGCGGTTCAACTCGCGCATCGCTTCGGTCAGCCTGCGAACGATAGGCGTCAGGTCGCCAAACTTGGCTGCTAAATCTGTATCGTCGCTGGCAATAATCTCCAGCGTGCTTTTTAGTTTGTCCCCCGCCGACGTAAGGTCGTTCATTCGCTGCTCAAGCGTCTTGGCCGATCCGGATGCGCGCATCATGTAGGCGCCGATAGCCGTGAGGACGGGAACGACAACCCCGAGCGCGGACAGAATTGCAACCGAGCGGACGCTCGTAGCGAAGGCGGCGAAAGTGCCAATCACCTGCGTCGCCTGCTGCCCCAGCGCAACCATGACGTTCGTGCCAGATTGAACCTGAACGGCGAAGTCGCCTAGCTGGTAGCCGAGCTGCTGAACGATGACGCCTTTCTGGTTCAGGCGTTGCGACACCTGTCCGAGCGGGCCGTTGAGCGAGTTGATTGACGCGCGATACTGCAACAGCGCCTGCGCGGCCTGTTGCACCGTGATAGCCTGCGCCGCCACAGCGGCACGCAGCATATCTATGACCTGCTTCGTCTGCTGCTGGCGCGCGATAACAGGGTTAACGGACGCCAGAAGTTGCTGGTAGGATTGCGTCAGTCTCGTCTTGGCCGCTGCGGCGGCCACGTCAGCGGCTGTCGCGTCGCGCGTCGCTTGCGCGGCGCGCAGTTCGGCCAGAGCCTTCTGCGTATTCAACGCGCCGCTGCGCGTCAGATAGTTGTTGGTGGCCGCCAGTTCGCGGGCCAGAGCCTTTTGCGCGTCGGCGTGCTGCTGTGCCGTCAGCGTGCCTGCGCGCACCTTCTCTGACATGGTTTGGTAGGCCGCGTTGATCCGGTTGACCGCCGCGTTTCCGTTGATGATCTCGCTGCTGATCTTGCGCTGCGCCTCGGCATACCGCTGAAGCCGGGCGGCCTCATATGCCTGCTCAAGCTGCTTGAGCGCAGCCGCCGCCTGCTGCGCCGATATGACGCCCTGCGCCAGCGCCTCACGCACGGCGCGCTGCGCAGCCGTCAGTCGCTGACTGGCCGCGACAACCGGGTCCATAGACGCCTGTAGCCGCGCATACGCCGTGGCAGCGTCACGTTGCGCGGCCAAGGCGTCGCGCGTCGCGCGCTCCTGCTCGCGCATCGCACGGTTCATGGCGGCAACCTGCGTATCTTGCAGATCGCGCAACTGTCGGATGCCAGCCCGATACAGCGAAAGGGCGGCAATAGCCTCCTTTTCGCCTTCGGTGATAAACCGCAGCCCGACAACATCAACCATCGTCGCTATCCTCACCGACCGTTCGCAGCCATGCGCTGTCCAGTGCCTTTATGGCATGAACCTCCCAAGGTTTCAAATCCGTGTTGGTCAAGGACGCCCAAGCGTGCAAATCAGACCACGAGAGCGGGTTNGGCCCGCCAGAGTTGTAGGACCGCCCNCCGTGCAGTTCCAAGAACATCTCCCAGATGTGCTTTAGCCGCTCGGGCATGGGCGGGCCGTGAAGGTCACTGGGCGCGCGGCCAGTGACCTTGCGGACCTGAAGCAGATGATCGCGGTTGCTGACGCCCTTCTTGTCTGTCTTTGACAGCCAGAAGGCGTGCTTGGCGTAGGCGCTCAGGCCGTCTTGGGCGACTCGAAAAAATCCGACACACGCCCCAGCGCGGCGAAGCACTGATCGTAAAGCCAGACAAATTCGGTGAACACCGCATCTACCGTCTGAGGATCGCAGGGTGGAACCTCGTCGCCTTCCAGCGTCAAGTCCCACGCGGCCACACAGCCCCGCACGAGCGCGTTCATCGTCGCCTCGGTCTCGGCCTGCGTAAGCGGTGCCACCGGGCCGCCAGCGGCTTCCTCGACGCGCTTCTGCTGCTGGTCACGCAGCAGGGTCTTGTAGACCGCGCTGTAGGGGCCGTGCAGCGTGAGGGTCATGGGGCGACCGTCGCCGTGCAATACAGGCTTGCCGGTGCGAGGGTCGGTCACAGTGAGGGTGGTCGTGTCTTTGACAGCGCCAATGCTGCGAAGTCCGGTCATCGGGGTTCTCCTTCGTCGGGATCGGGTTTTAGGTGGAGGCGGCAGACCCCGACAATCCGCCGCCCCCGGTCCCTGGCCAGGGATCACGCGGTGCGCGTCAGTCGCAGCAGAACGCCGCCCGTGGACTTCAGCGCGACGAAAGGCAGTTCGATGAACCGCGACTTCGCGTCCGCCAACGGGGCGCTCGCGCCGTTGTATTTGATGCGCGGGAACTCGAAGGTATAGCCATTCGTGCCGGTCGGATCGTCCACGGTCACGGACAGGCTGGTCTCGGTCTCGTTCAGGAACTTGTTGATGAGCGCCGCGTCCTCGTAGTAGACGGTCAGCGTGCCCTCGACAGTCGCCATCCCGAACTCCATCTGCGCAGCGCGGTCGGTGTTCGCGGCGCAAAGGATGACGTGGGCCGGGGTGACGTCGTTGGCGATGCTGAACTGAAGCGACGTGACGATGCAGATGTCGTCGTTGGTCCCGGTGCCGCCTTCATACATCACGCCGTTGAAGCTGTCGAACGGCTCGAACCCGTCCGGCGCGTCCGGGCTGGCGTCCAGCGACACCTGCTCCTGAAGCATGTCACGGCCCACGATGTCGAACGTGGTTTGCACCATCTGGTTCGGCGCGATGTTGAAGGTCGCGGTGTTCACGAGGCAGCCACCGAACTGACGGAACTGGGTGATGTCCAGCGCGGCGTCCTCGAAGGCGAGGAACTTCGGCGTTGTGCCGATGGTAATCTCGTCGTTGGTATTGAACGTGTTGAAGAACGCGCTCTCCAGCAGCGCGTCGTAGTCACCGCGACGCAGATCGACCTCGATGCTGCCATCAACCGAACGGTTGCCGTGGCGGTCAACGCTTTGCATACGGTCGGACAGGATGTCCGCACCCTGCACCCGTTGCTTGGTCAGGTTGAGCGAATGGGAACGGATCGGAAGCGTTGCAAGCGAGGTAGGCAGCGCGGCGGCGATACTGGCCTGCGAACCGACGGTAAGCCGGGAGCGCGACCCCTGGGAAAAACTCATGGCGTGTCTCCTTAGCCGGATGTGTAGCTGTACCAGCCGATTTCGACGGGTATAACGTAGAATGGTTGGTTGTGCAAAGCCATCTTGGCTTCGCTGTATTCTATGGACACCGTGATACCCCCGCTGGACAGCGAGATGTGCCCTCTGAAGCGCGACAGCAGTTGGTCCACGACGAGGTAGCCTGCCGCCGCTCCGCGCGCCTCTGGGGTGCATACGGTAAGGTATAGCATCCCGGACGTGCGCTGCTCGGGTGTCGGGCCGACGACGACAGGGCGTCGCAGGACAGGGATGAACTCGGCGGCGATGTAGGGCGTGCCGACCGTCGGCGTGAACGGAACGTTCGGCCAAGCAATAGCGGGCAGTGCCGGGGTGGTGGCGGCCAGATGCGATTCAAGGATCGTTCGGATGGCGCTCAGGGTCATTTGAAGCCTAACTTCGCTTTGGCGTCTAGGATGATCTGCGTGGCGTGCTGCCGGGCGTTGGCATAGACGCGGTAGGGCTGCGTGGCCGTCTCCGCCTGCTGCTCGCGTTCCTCGCGCGTCACGCCGACGAAGCGCGTAAGCCTGCCCTCGCCCCAACCACCGTATTCGACCGCGACAGCGTATTCAGAGCGGTTGCGCAGCATGAATTGCGTGTCGTCATCGCCAAACGACTGAATCTGCGCGAGCATGATGGCCAGCCCTTGCTGCTGCTTGGAGGTCTTGTCCTGCTTGCGCGGCAAGCCGTGACGGGTGGTAGGAGACGTCGGGAACGATC